GAGGTCATGATACAAGTGGTACTCCACTTGGTAATATGCTTAATCATAATAATAGAACTCAACAGATGATAAATCAGATGATGAGTAGTACCACTAATATGAATAGTTCTAATGGTGGTTTGAATCTTTCTTCTTTTACAACAGGAGACAGTAGTATAGCACTATTGACTGATACTGTTATAAATGAAGGTAATGACTTATTGATGATAGAAGATCAAAGTATTAAAAAGGAAGCAGAGGAGATGGCCAATCCACCAGATCCATATACACCAAACATGGAGACTGAGAGTGGATTTGGTGATGCTATTGCTGATATCAAACCAGTTTCGGATGTGTTCTTAGAGTACGCTAATACAGCTCAATTCTCATGATTAAATCAGGTAATTTTAAACTTGTTAATATAGCAATTGGTATTGCAGGAACCGATTATGGTTTTAATATCAATCAATTGATGTCATTGAAGTATACTGAGAGTATTAAGAGTGCATCAGTTAGAATGGAACTCCAGTTAACTGATAGTAGATCTGGTGTTCTTTCTGCTGTGCAGGGTATGGAACCTGTTTATGTTGAGTTTGAAGATCATTTGGAAAATAGTTTCAGCACTACTCTGGTTGTCTATGATGTTCAGGATAGATTAGTCATTGATGGAAAGTCAAAGGCAACTTTATTATGCTGTTCTCCTGATTTAATAAACAATGCAGCTGCTAAAATTTCTAGAAGATTTGGCGAAGGTGGAGGAAAAGCTATTGATATTATAGTCAGTGACATACTTGAGAACCTGCTTGGAACTGAGAGAGCACTTGTAGATTTTGCTACAACTAAAAATAAATTTTCTTTTGTATCATGTTATTGGTCTCCTTTTACAATAATCAAATGGTTGGCAAGTAAGGCAATACCTGCTGAGGGAGGTAGTGGTGCAAATGCTAGTGCTGGATATGCATTCTTTGAGAACGCAAGGGGATATAATTTTTTAGCATATGATTCATTTGCTACTAAGAAATATACTAAGAAGATGATAGTTGGATATGAAGAACCAGAATTAGGAGAAGGAGATTATAGTATCATACCTATCATAAGTATGAGAGTTACTAGTGCTGGAGATGTTTTAAGGGGTTTGAACTATGGGTCATATAATAGCAAGTTCATGACTTTTGATGTAAAGGATATGTCTTATACAGAACACAGCTTTAACATATCTAAATATTATAAGGATGTTCCTAAGATGAATGGTGACGTAACTCTACCTACATATTTTGAAAAGTTTGAGAAGAATACTGCACCTACTAGAATCATGTCTAAGATTATGGATACAGCATTGTTTACTGAAGGTACTATGACACAGGATAGTACTAAACAGGTAGCACAATCATCATTGAGGGAAAAATTATTCTACAGTAAGGAAGTTGAAGTAGAATATATTGGTGATATAGATCTATATGTTGGAGATACTGTAGAACTTACAACATATAAAGGTAAGCAAAGATCTTTAGATGGAAATAATAGTGGTATCTATGTCATAGGTCAAATTGAAAGGGAATTTATTTCCAGCAATGATCGAATGACTACTAAGGTCACATTATATACTGATAGTCCAGGTAATGTATCTGAGACATCTCAAACTAAAACTGATAGTACATTAAAATAATGAACGAAGCAACTGCTAATTTTATTGGTAAAGATGGGTTCAACTGGTGGGTTGGACAGGTGGAGAATAGTGGCGGTGGTACAAAGGATGAACCAGATGATAAGGATGAAACTAATAAAGTAAAAGTTAGAATTATAGGATACCACAATCCAAGTAGAAAGGAACTTCCTACTAAAGATTTACCATGGTCTATGGTAATGATGCCTAGTATATTCCCTCAAAGATCTGGTATTGGTACAGTACATCAACTTCAAATTAATGGTTGGGTTGTTGGATTCTTTATGGATGGTGCTGCTGCACAGGTACCAATAGTCATGGGTGCTATTGGTGATGAGAATCCTAAAGGTGCATATAAAACAGCAGAGAAGGAGGGTGAAGAAGAATTCTTCCCTAAACTTGTAGCAGCTGACTATGTTCCCAATGTTCATGCTGGACAAGGTAGTGGTGCTCCTGGAAGTGGATCTACTGTTGCAACAGATTCTAAAACTGGCAATCAAGTACCTGTTGAAGCTTCAAGTGAAACAACAGGTGAGAGTGAGGATTCAACAGTTAATCCTAGAGGTGAAGGTGAGGTACCAAGTAAACTTCAAACTTATGTTGAAGAATCTAAGTGTTATACTGTCCATATGGGCAATGGTAAGTGTGGTACTGATGCTACAACTAAATTAGAAGGTCCAATACTTGAGTTCATGAAGTTTGCTCGTGGGGTCGAGAAGAATGATATAGGAGATTTTGTTGACAAATATACTGGTAGGGTTGTAGATATTACTGATAAGATTAATACTACAACTGCTCGTATTACTGCTAAACTTAAAGGTATAACCAGTAATATTAAAGGTGTTGCTTTATCACAAGTTAATAAGATGGTTAGTGAGCAGTTGGATAAGGTTTCCATACCAAATCCTAAGTTGACTGGTCCAATTAAAGCTAACCTTGAAAGTCTTGCTAAGGTAGTTAATTGTGTATTCGCAGATCTATTAGGACAACTCAAAGATTTTATTAAAGGGTTACTCTCCGATCTCTTTAACAATGTCCTTGATGCTCTTCTTTGTTTGATACAAGATTTTCTTTCTGCCATCATGGATAAGTTGATGGGATTGATTGAAAGTGCATTATCTATGATTGATGGTTTGATGGGAGCTATTAAGGATCAAATGAATAAGATCCAGTCACTACTTAAGGATGCTCTATCAATCATGGATCTTTTCTGTGAAGGTCAACTATCATGTGCTCTTGGTGCTACTGTATATGAAACATGTAATGGACCTAAAGCAAAGGGTAAGGATAAAGCTGCAGCAAAGGCAAAGCAATTCCCAATCAAACCACCAGGATCTTTTGTTCCTACATCAGGGGATATATTGAAAGGTGGATTGGTTGCTGGAGTTACTGGTGGAGTGAAAAAAGTTTTTAATGCAAAAACTGGTGGTTTAGTTGATCTAGCATCTACTGCTGGTAAACTAAGTGGTATTGGTGCTGCTGCTTTTAATACTAAAGGTCCACTAGAGACATTTGAAGCATTTAAACTTGGTGCAAATGGTGGTTTCCCATCAGCATCATTGAATTGTGGTTCTGGAAATAAAATCATAAAACCATGTTTCCCTGAAATGGTATGGGATAATTTAGAATCCACTGCCCCTATCAAAGCATTACCTATTGTTGATAGAATTGGATCTATTGTTGGTTCGTGGGTAAGAAAGAAAGGTAAGAATGTCAATCTTGAAGCCAAGGTTCGTGCACAGTTTACGTGTAATAAACCTGAAGGTGGAGGTGCTGTATTTAAACCTAATATTGTAGATGGTAAGGTAGATTCTATTGATGTGATCGATCCTGGTATTGGATATGGATTTGATCCTGCTGAAACATACTGTCCTAAAGAGCAGTATAACTATAAGATGCCAAAGGGTACTTTAGTAGATAAGGTTGAGAATGGTGAATTATTATTCTTAGTCTCTTATGCTGATGGTACTGTTGATACTGCTAAACCAGAGGTAATGCAGGTAGTTGACACTGATTACTCAGATGATGAGATGGTCATTGCTACATTAGATCCTTCATGGCATGTTAATGTTGAAAATGGTATGGTATTGCAGACAGTATCTGGTGATACTTTCACTCTCAATTATAATGAGAAGTATGCTGACCTGGTTGTACCAGATGATGCTAAAGCAGTATATGCTGAGTGTGGTGATCTTATTCCTGTAGTTGAAGAGGTTAAACCTGTTAATGTAGGTACTGGGTATAAGAAACCAATCCTAACAGTAGGTACTGGACCTGATAAAAAGAAAATTGGTGACTATACTGTAGATGATCAGGGTAGATTAGTTAAACCTAATCTCACTGAAAAGATCTTTGGTTTTGTTACAGCAAAGGTTGAGGATACTGAGGGTGGACAAGGTGCTGGTGCATCTGTTATACTGGGGTATAGTTATGCTGGACCTATTAAGGTTAAGGAACAGATCCTAGGATTAACCACATATATTGATTGTGTTGGGCATCCTGCACTGGAGAAAGAATCATGAGCGAATTAACAGGGTTTACAGGGGGTTCAGAGGAGAAAGGGTCTTCAGTATCCAATCCAGTAGTATGGCCAAAGAATTTTGTACAAAGTACATCATGTGGTCATTATATTGAGATGAACAATACACCGAAAGGTGAAAGGTTTCGTCTAACTCACGGTACTACTAAAAACTATATTGACATGGATGTCAAGGGTAGTACTGACATATATGCTCATAAGGACATACACATGCTCGCTAAAGAGAGTATGACTGTAAATGTTGGTGAAGATCCAGAAAATCACCAACTAGTCCTTAACATCATAGGTGATGTTAGAATGACTGTTGAAGGTAATACTGAGATAGAATGTGAAGGTGATTTGAATACGAAATGTGACGGTGATTACAATTTAACAGTAGGTGGAGTGTATAGTCTTAATACAAAAACTAGTCTAGCATTCAAAACAGACAAGACTTTTAGGGTCGAATCTACTAAATATGAGAACATCGGTACATTTTATGAATCAAATCATAAAAACCGAGAGGAAACAGTGGATAAGTTCCACTC